CTCAAGGCGGTCATGGCCATGCTCCGCGAGCAGGTCCAGGTCGACGAAGAGAAGGGCGAGGCGTTCGTGCTCGCGAAGGACGCGAAGACCGGCGCGGAGACGCGCAAGGGTCTCTCGGACTTCATGAAGGAATGGGCGCAGTCCGACGAGGGCAAGGCCTTCGTCACGGTGCCCGGTTCCTCGGGAGGCGGGTCCGCTGGGCCCGGCTCGGGCGCCGGCTCGTCCGGCAAAACCATGTCGCGCACCTCGTTCGAGGCGCTCGATCCGTCCGCCCGCCTGGAGTTTTCCAAGGCCGGCGGGACCCTGACCGAATAGGAGAGCCATCATGGCCAACACCCTCACCGGACTGATCCCCATCCTCCACGAGGCGATGGACGTCGTCGCGCGCGAGCTCGTGGGCTTCATCCCCGCGGTCTACCGCGATTCCAGCGCCGCCCGCGCGGCCAAGGACGAGACCGTCCGCTACCCGATCGTCCCCGCCATCTCGGGCGAGAACATCACCCCCGGCGCCGCTCCGGCCGCGTCCGGCGACGCGACCATCAGCTATGGCGACATGACCATCTCGAAGGCCCGCGCCTTCCCGGTCCGCATCAACGGCGAGGAGACCCGCGGCCTCATGAACGGCGGGCGCTACCGCGAGATTATGCGCGACCGCTTCGCCCAGGCCATCCGCGCCGGCGTGAACGAGATCGAGGCCGACCTGGCCGGTCTCTACACCCGCGCCTCCCGGGCCTACGGCACCGCCGGCGCCGCCCCCTTCGCCACCGCCATGTCCGACGCCGCCGCCGTCAACAAGATCCTCGACGACAACGGCTGCCCGCGCACCGGCCGCTCGCTCATCATCGACACCGCGGCCGCGCTCAACCTCAAGAGCCTGTCGAACTACATGCAGGCCCAGGCGGCCGGCGGCGACGAGTTCCGCCGCGGCGTCCTGTTCCCGCTCGACGGCCTCGACATCCGGCAGTCCGCGCAGGTGAAGCTCCACACGAAGGGCACGGCGACCGGCATGGATGTCGACCTCGTGGCCGGCTACAACCCCGGCGACACCACCATCCACGTGGACGGCGGCGACGGCGGCACCATTCTCGCGGGCGACGTCATCACCTTCGCCGGCGACGCGAACAAGTACCTCGTGCAGAGCCCGTTCGCGGCGCTCGTCGAGGAAGACCTCGTCATCGCGAAGCCCGGCCTTCTCGCGACCCTGGCCAACACGGTCGAGGGAACGATCGGCGGCAGCTACCGCGCGAACATGGCCTTCCACCGGGACGCCATCCACCTCGTCACCCGTGCGCCCGCGATGCCCGAAGGCGGCGACGGCGCCGACGACGCGTACATGCTGACCGACCCGGCCACCGGCCTCTCGTTCGAGGTCCGGGTCTACAAGCAGTACCACCAGGTCAAGTACGAGGTCTGCCTCGCCTGGGGCTGCGTCCTGTCGAAGCCCGAATTCGCGGCCATCCTCCTCGGCTAGAGGACAACCGGCGGGGCTGGATGAAACCGGCCCCGCCACCTGAAGGAGACGAACCATGTCGAGACTGACCGCCGTGCAGGCGGAGAAGATCAACCGGATGAACGGCGACGCGCAGGCCGCGCAGCTCGGCTCCTCCATCAAGGAGACCCAGGACTACGCGCCGGTGATCATGTCGTTCGACGTCACCGCCGACGCCACCGGGGCGCCGACCGCGTTCACCGCGCCGTTCGCCATGCGCATCGTCGATATCATCGTGTGGGCGAAGGCCACCGAAGGCGGCGGAGCGATCACCCCGCTCAAGGGCTCGGACGCCATGTGCACCGCGATCGCCTGCGCGACCGACGGCGCCGTGACCCACATGTCCGCCGGGGCCGTCGTGGCCAACGCCGCGCGCCTCACGCTCGCGGCCGGCGATGTCGTCAAGGTCGACGCGGCCAACGCCGGCGACCGCGGCACCGTGACCTTCATCGGCATCCGGGTCTAGCCATGGTCGAGACCGTCCGCATCGTCAAGGACAACGGCCGCACCGGGTTCGCCACGATCAACAAGGCGGACTTCGACCCGAAGCGGCACGAGCTCTACACCGAAGGCCGGGAGCCCGACGCCCCCGACTGGACCGTCGCCAAGCTCAAGGCCCGGCTCGCCGAGCTCGGCATCGTCATTCCGCGGGGCGCGTCGAAGGACGACATGCTCGCCCTCCTGCCCGAGGACGAGAGGTAGGGGGTAGCGCATGGCCATCATCGTCGAGGACGGGACCGGGCTCGCGACCGCGCAGAGCTACGCGTCGGTCGCCGAGTGCGACGCCTACCACCTCGCGCGCGGTTCGTCCGCCTGGGCGGCCGCGACCGACGCGGCGAAGGAAGCCGCGCTCGTCCGCGCGTCCGCCGCGCTCGATGGCCTGTATGCCTCCCGCTGGCCGGGGGCGAGACTCACCTCCGACCAGGCCCTCGACTGGCCGCGCTCGGACGCCTGGGATTCCGACGGCTGGCCGCTCACGCTAGTTCCGGCCGCGATCAAGAACGCCACGTGCGAGGCCGCGCTCGTCGAGCTCGGCGAAGCCGGGGCGCTCTCGTCCGCGCTCGCGCACGGCGGAGCGGTGAAACGCGAGAAGGTCGGGACCATCGAAGTCGAGTACTCGAGCGGCGCGGCCGTCGTCACGGTTCACCGTACGATCGCCCAGGCGCTCGCGCGGATCGTCCGGGGCGGCGGCATGCTCCGGATCACGAGGGGGTAGGGGTGGACTACATCGGGATGCGCTCGGCCTCCACGAGGTTGATCCGCGATATGGGGAAAGCCGCAACGCTGCGCGTTCCGGGCGCCGACACGTTCGACCCCGTGACGGGTGCGAGCACGCCGGGGACCCCGACCGATTACGCCGTCCACGTCGTCGAACAGCGGTACGAACAGAGCGAGATCGACGGGACGCTCGTCCAGGCGAACGACCGGCGGTTCATTGTTTCGGCGATCGCGGATTCCGGCGTTGCGCTCGTCGCGCCCTCGAGCGCGCACGCGCTCATCGTCGGGTCCGTCGAGCTCGCCATCGTCGCGGTCCTCCCGGAGCAGCCGGGGGCCGTCGCCCTCAACTACACGGTGCAGTGCCGTGGGTAACTTCTCGCTCGACGTGTCCAAGTGGTGCGGGAAATCGCTCGACCGCATCGATATCGTGTCGCGGAAGATCGCGCTCGAAATGTTCAGGCGGGTGATTCTCCGGACGCCGGTCGATACGGGACGGGCCCGGGGGAACTGGCAGTCCACGGTCGGCGCGCCGGCCTTCGGGACGCTCGAGGAGACCGACAAGAGCGGCCGCGCCGCCATCGCGCGAGCGACCACCGCGTGCCTCGCGTGGAAGACCGTGTCCGGCGCGTCGATCCTCCTCACGAACAACCTGCCGTACATCGAGCGACTCGAGCACGGGCACTCGAAGCAGGCGCCCGCCGGAATGGTCGCAGTCACCGTCGCCGAATTCGGCGGCGTCGTCCAAGAGGAGGCCCGACCGTGAGCGGAACGACCGAAGTAGCCGCCGCCCTGCGAGCCCGCCTCATCGCGGCATCGCCCGGCGCGGCCGTCCCGTCGGCATCAGTCGCATGGGAAAACCGGGACTTCGCACCGACGATCGGGACGCGGTGGTACGACGCGCACGTCATGACCGGGAAGCCGGTGGCCGCGGCGATTTCCGAGGCTGCACCGAACCGGCACTTCGGCGTGTTCCACGTCAACGTATACGACCCGGCCGGGGCTGGCGACGGCGCCGCCACGACGGAGGCCGAACGGATCGCCGCGTGCTTCAAGCGCGGAACGGTCCTCACATACTCGGGTGTCACGGTCCACATCGTGAGTGCCCACATCGAGCGAGGCCTGCCGCAGGCAGACCCCGCGTGGTTCCAGGTGCCCGTCGTCATCGAGTGGCGGGCCGACGTAGCAAACTAGGGGGAAGCCATGTCCGAGGGAAGCAGGCGCAGACTGATATACGTCGCGGAGGTGACGCCGGGCACGACCCCGGGCAATCCCGCGTGCAAGACGCTCCGGGGCAACGGCGGCGCGGGCATCGCGCTCCGGCGCCAGTCGCTCGTTTCCGGCGAGTACCGCCAGGATCGCGCGATCCCGTCCATGCGGCTCGGCAACAAGACGCCGAGCCTCGACGTGCCGTTCGAGTTCTCGTTCCAGAGCTTCGACGACATCCTCGAGTCCGCGCTCTTCGGAGCCTGGGCCGCCGCCTACGCGCTCACCGGCCTCACGGTCGACGTGGACGCCACCGCGAAGACCTTCACGCGCTCGGCCGGTTCCTTCGTGACCGACGGCGTGCAGGTCGGCGACCGCATCACCTTTGGCGGGTTCACCGCCGCCGGGAACAACGGAGAATTCGTCGTGTCCGCGGTCGAGGCGCTCGTCGTCACCTGCGCGACCGCGACCGGGCTCGTCGACGTGACAGACGATACGGAGGTGACCGCCACGACCGATCGGCACATCCTCAAGCAGGGCGTGACGAAGAAGTATTTCACGATCGAGGAAGGCTTCACCGACATCGCGCAGTACCAGCCGATGCGGGGCGCCATCGCGAACGCGTTCTCGCTCGACATCCGCCCGAACGCGATCGTGACCGGATCCTTCGGCTTCCTCGCCCTGGCCGCCGACGTGTTCTCGGGCACGTCCATCGATGCGACCCCGGATGCGGCGCCGACCACGGAGCCGTTCGATTCCTACACCGGCACCCTCAAGGAGGGCGGGGTCGCGATCGCCACCGTCACCGGCCTCTCGCTGTCCATCGCGAACGGCCTCGAGCACTTCTTCGCGCTGTTCGACGAGGATCCGTACCGCATCGGGACCGGCCGCGCGAACGTGACCGGGCGCGTCTCGGCGTACTTCGAGGACGCCACCCTGGCGAATAAGTTCCTCAACGAGACCGAAAGCTCTCTCGAGCTCGAGCTCGAGGATCCGGCCGGCAACGTCTACACGCTGCTCATCCCGCGCATCAAGTACACCGGCGCGGACAAGAGCATGAGCGAGAACAACATCGCGATCGACCTGCCGTTCCAGGCGCTCTATGACGCGATCACGGCGACGGCAATCCAGATCACCCGCGTCTCGGCGACCTAAGGAGAGGGCATGGAAATCGGACGATTCGACAGCGTGAAGCGGGCGGAGGAGGGCGTCGAGCTCGTCCTCCTCGATCCCGTGACGAAGGCCGACACGGGCGCCGCGCTCGTGCTTTTCGGCATGGATTCCGGCGTCTACAAGGCCGCGCGCGCCGAACAGGACGCGCGCAACAAGGCCCTCGGGCGGGCGCTCTCGCCGGAAGAGGTGCGCGAACAGTCGGCCGAACTCCTCGCCCGCTGCACGAAGGGCTGGCGCGGGCTTTCCGAAAACGGGAAGGAGATCCCGTTCAGCCAGGCGAAGGCGAAAGAGCTCTACCTCGCGTATCCCGAGCTCGCGGATCGCGCGGCCGGGTTCATTTTCAACCGCGCCAATTTTTTCGGGAACGCCTCCGCGGCCTGACGGAGGCGGCCCGGGCGTTCGCGGTGCTCGAGTCGCCCGCGAACGCCAAATCCCCGGACGCCGGTCGGCTGCGCGACCACCTTGAATCGGTCGCACGGCAGACTGGCCATCGGGACGAAAGGCTCGACGCGGTTCGGCTCCCGGATGGCGTCGAGTACCTGTGGAGTACCTGGCTGGAAATCCGGCTAGGCGGGAGCGAGGGCTTCGGCGGGATCCGCCTCACGTGGCGCGACCTCGCCGACTGGCGGGCCGTGACGGGGGTCGCGCTCGACGCGTTCGAGGTCGAGGCGATCATGGCGATGGATGCGGCCTTCCGTGCGGGGGCGGCGAAGGAGCGAGGGGATGCCTGAAGTTGCGAGCCTGGTACTGAAGGTCCAGGGCGACGGCGTGACGTTGACTGCCGAACATCTCCGCCAGCTCCAGGGCGCCGCGAAGGGCGCCGAGTCGAGCGCAGGCGATCTCGCCAAGCGGATCGCGGGCTTCACGACGGTGGCCGACATCGCGGTCCGCGCGACCCAGGCGACCGCCCGCGCGATCATCGACCTCGGGAAGGAATCGATCGTCCTCGCGGCAGGGTTCGAGAAGGCCAAGATATCGTGGGGCGTGCTCTTGGGCGACATGGACAAGGGCGCGGCCATGTTCGAGAAAATCCGCTCCTATGCCGCGGAGACGCCGCTCTCATTCGAGGGCCTTGAGTCCGCCGCGCGGATGCTCGCGCAGTACGGCATGACCGCCGAATCGATCATGCCGACGCTGGCCATGCTCGGCGATGTTTCGATGGGCGACGATGCCGCGCTCCAGTCGCTCGCGCGGGCGTTCGGGCAGATACAGTCCACCGGGCGTCTTATGGGGCAGGACCTCCTCCAGCTCATCAACGCGGGATTCAACCCGCTCCTCACGATCTCCGAAAAGACCGGCGAGAGCATGACCGACCTCAAGGCGCGCATGGAGAAGGGCGGCGTCTCGGCCGACGAAGTGACCGAAGCGTTCAAGGCCGCGACGGAGGAAGGCGGGCGGTTCTACGGGATGATGGACAAGACCGCCGAAACGACCTCGGGCAAGTGGTCGACGGCGATGGATAATTTCAAGACCTACCTCGCGGACATCGGCGAGAAGGCCCTCCCGCTCGTGAACCGACTCCTCGATGACTTCAACGAGAAGATGGACCGAAGGGCTGCGAATTCCGGCACCTGGTCCTACCTCTCCGGCGGGGGCGGCGATGGTGCGGCCGCGTCGTCGTTCCTGAACGAAGAGCTCACCGCGGCCCAGGGCCGCCTCCGCGACTACGAAAGCAACCCGACCGGCATGTACTGGATGGGGCTCAAGGAGGGCGGCTTCAAGATCGGGGCCGGCCTCGCCGCCGAGACGCGGAAGGAAATCGAGCTCATCCAGGCGCAGATGCGGCAGGTCCAGGCGATGCTGGCCGATTCAACGGATTACGTTGACGCTGCCGTAGAGTCGACCGAAGCAGCGGCCAGCAAAGCCGGCGCGAAGGAACCGTGGAAGCTCGCCCTCGAGGGCGCTATCGGAACGAGCGATTACCTGACCTACCTGAAGCAACTCGAGGAGCGGACGAACCGACTCGTCGATGCCGCGGGAAAACTCGGGACAGACACGGCGGCGCCGGTCGAATCGGCGGTCCGCGAGCTCGAGCGGCTGTTCTCGACGCTCGCCGCCGGCGGCACCCTCGGCCCGGGACAGAGTACGGCGCTGCTCGGGGCCCTCGAGGGGTACCGCGACAGGCTCGCCCCGCGCCACTCCACGCGGAGCCGGACCGGGGCAACGCAGGCCGGCGGATTCTCCACCCAAGGCGGCACCGGCCCGACCACGACCTACCAGGGCGGGCTCGGCACGGACAACGCTTCGATCGCAGACGGTATCGAGAGCGCGGCCTACGCTTCGGAGCGCCTGGCCGCGAGCCTTCAGCTCGTCGGTGATGCCCTCGGCGAGTTCGGCAAGCAGGCGTACGTCGACTCGTTCAAGTCGCTCGGCGAAGCGCTGGCCTCGGGCGCGAATGCGGGGGAAGCGATGGCCATGAGCCTCGCGGACCTCGGGCGCGAACTCCTCGACAAGCTCCCGATGATGCTCCTCAACGCCGGGCTCACGGCCATTTCCGTTGGTCAGGTCGTGCCCGGTCTCGCGCTCATCGGAGCGTCCGGCCTCGTGGCCTTCGGTTCGGGTATAGCGGAAGGTTCGATCGAGGCGAATGCGGACGGGAACGTCTACTCGTCGCCGAGCCTCCACCAGTACGCGAATAAGGTCTACGACAAGCCGCAGTTCTTCGCGTTCGCCCGCGGGGGTGTGTTCGCGGAGGCCGGGTCGGAGGCGATCATGCCGCTCGCCCGCGATTCCTCCGGCCGGCTCGGCGTGCGAAGCGAGGGCGGCGCCAACGTCTCCGTGGTCGTGAACAACAACGCGCCGAACACGCAGGCGACGGCCACGGAAACGACAGGCCCGAACGGTGAACGGCAGATCGTCGTCGCGGTCGAAGCGGTCGTCGGCGACATGGTCAGGCGCGGGAAGCTCGACGGCCTCCTCGCGCGCGGCGGCATGCGGCCCGTCGGGGCGAGGACGTAAGAATATGGCAGCGATCGATTGGCCGAGCACCCTGCCGCAGCACCCGCTGTCTGACGGCTATTCGGAGGTCGCCCAGGACGGGGCGCTCCGCTCCATGCCGGATTCAGGCGCCGCCAAGATTCGCCGGCGCTTCACGGCGATCGCGACGTATTACGGGGTGCGCTACCAGCTCACCACCACCGAGAAGGGCTACTTGGACACCTTCTATCGCACGACGACGCGCGGCGGGACGCTGCGCTTCAACTGGCCGCATCCCGACGGAACGACGGTCGAGGCGCGCTTCCGCTCACCGCCGAAGTTTGCAGCCCTCGAGGTTGACATCATCGCATCCATCGAGCTGGAGGTGCTCCCGTGAGCCGGACGATCTCCACGACCGCGCGCGCGTCGCTCTTCGCGCAAGAAGGCGGCTTCGCGCTCCCCGTGCTCCTCGAAATCACGCACGGCGTGACGGGATACGAAAACCCCCTGCGCATCGCGAACAACCCGACGGACCTCGTATACGACGGGGACACGTACCACGGGTTCGCCTTCCGGTTCGACCCGCCGGATGTCGGGAACGAGGGCGCGATCTCGAACGCGCGGCTCGCCGTGTGCGCGGTCGATCAGCAGCTCGCCGCGATCATCCGTTCGACCGAAACGCCGCCGACCGTTCAGGCCATCGCGACGTACTGGTCGGACGAATCCGGCTCGCTTGTTTTCGAGCCCGTCGCGTCGTGGCTTTTCACCGTCGGCCGCGTGCAGGGCAACGTCGACACCGTAAGCGCGGAGCTCGTCTACGAGGATCGGCTGGACAACGAAGCGCCCGCTGATGAATTCCGCCCGACGTCCTTCCCGGGGCTCTTCTGATGGTCGCATGGGCGGGCCGGTACATCGGCATCCCGTACCGCTTCGGGGGCGATTCGCGCGACGGCGCGGACTGCTGGGGGCTCGCCCGGATGATATTGCGCGAGCAGTTCGGGCGGGACGTCCCGGAATTCCCGCATAAGGACGGATCGCCGCACCGCCTCGCGGCCGTCGTTGAGTCGGCCATGCCGACCATCGGCGCGGATCGCGTCGAGACGCCGGAGCCCGGCGACCTCGTGCTCCTCAAGCTCCGCGGCGACCCCTGTCACGTCGGGGTCGTCGTCGGGGACGGCTACATGATCCATACGCTCGGGCGGCACGATTCGGCGCTCGACAGACCCGAGGGCTCACGCTGGGCCCCGCGACTCGAGGGGTACTACCGTGTCCGATAACGCCGTCCGCATCGTCGCGCACCCGCATCCGTTCGCGCCGCTCCAGCGCACCACGCGCGACACGCTGCCCGGGAAGAGCGTCGCCGAGCTCGTCGAGGACATGGGCCTCACGCACGTCGGGCGCCCGGAGGTGACGGTCTCCGGGGATCGATGCCCGCGCGAGGAATGGGCGAATACGATCCCCGGAGCCGGCTCGCTCGTCACGATCAGGGTGCTGCCGGCGGGCGCCGATGGCGCGCAGGAAGGGGCCGGGAAGGTCGGCGGCTGGGCGATGGTCGGCGTGGTCCTCTCGATCGCGCTCGCACCGTTCACCGGGGGCGCGTCGCTCGCGTTCACGCCATGGCTCGTCGGGGTCGCGGCGGCCGGGTTCGGGACCGCGTTCATCATCGAGGCGAACCAGCAGCTCGGCGCGCTGCTCTCTGGTGCCCCTGGCACTGAATCCACTCCATCGATCCGCGGCGGCCGGAACCGCGTGGCGCCCTGGGGGAAGGTCCCGATCGTGCTCGGCAAGCACCTCGTCGTCCCGCTCTACGGCGCGAGGCCCTATACCGAACTCGGTACGGAATCAGGCGGCGCCGGCACGACCGAAATCTACCTCCGCCAGCTTTTTGTCGTGGGCTACGGCCCGCTTCGCCTCTCGCAGTTCAAGATCGGGGAATCGCTTCTTGCGACCAATTCGGCCGTCGTGCGAAACGGCGCGGTCACAATCGACGGCGTTTTCTCCGGCGTGGACCTCGAGGTTTACCAGGACGGCACGGCGCCGACCCTCTACCCCGGCGTCGTCCTCGAGGATCAGATCGGCGTCGAGCTCAAGTACGGCGTGGAAACCTGGCGGACGACGGCCCCGAACGTCACCCGCGTTTCGGTCGATCTCGCGCTCCCGCGCGGACTCTACAAGGTCGACGGGGACGGCGCGCTCACCTCGCGTTCGGTGTCCGTCGAGGTCCGTCGCCGCGCGGTAGGCTCCGGCACCGCGTGGGCGTCCTGCACGCTCGTCGGCACGTTCACCGTGACCGCGGGCGACTCGAAGCCCCGATGGTCGAATATCGCCGCCGACCTTACGGCGGGCCAGTACGAAATCGGAATGAAGCGCACGACCGCCGACGACGCGGAGGACTACCGCGGCCAGTCTGTGACCTCGTGGGCGTCCCTCCGTTCCATGCGCCCGGCGGTCGCTCCGATCGACGCCGCGATCCGGCCGAAGCTCGTCATCGTCGCGCTCAAGATCAAGGCATCGAACCAGCTCCAGGGCGTCGTCGATCAGCTCTCGTGCATCGCCGAGGCGGACGTTCCGGCATACGACGGGTCGGGATCCGGATCGGCGCAGTGGCCGACGGGCATCTCGCGGAATCCCGCGGCACAGCTCCTCGCCGTGCTCCGCGGAAACTCGAACCCGCGGCCGGTCCCCGATTCGGCGATCGACTGGGCGCGCTTCGAGTCCTGGTATGCGACCTGCCAGACGAAGGGCTGGACGTGCGACGCGGTCATCTCCTCGGGCGCCCGCCTTCGGGACACCGCGCAGCGCATCGCGCAAGCCGGCCGCGCGTCGATCACGCTTCGCGACGGCCTCTATTCCGTCGTCGTCGACGAAGCGAAGGTCTCCCCGGTCCAGCACTTCAACCCGCGGAACGTCCGGTCGTTCTCGTGGACGAAGGACTTCTCCGAACGCCCGCACGCGCTCCGCGTGAATTTCATTTCCGCCGATGACGGGTACGCCCCGAACGAACGCATCGTGCTCGACGACGGGTACAAGTTCGACACGGACGGCGACGGCGTGCTCCGGGACTGGCTCGGGACTGACCGCACCGCCGACGGCGCGTACACGGTTGCGACGAAATTCCGGCAGGTCTCGCTCTTCGCCGTCACGTCCGCCGAACTCGCGGTGAAGCACGGCCGCTACCTCATGGCCTGCATGAAGCTCCGGCCGGAGGCGTACACCTTCGAGACGGACGCCGAGGCGCTCGTGTGCGAGCCCGGCGACCTCGTGCGCGTCGCGCATGACGCGATAGCCGTCGGCGTGGCCGCGGGCCGTGTCGTGGCCGTGACGGTCGACGGTTCGGGAAACGCGACCGCGTGCGAAATCGACGAAGAGGTGATATTCGAGACGGGCAAGAGCTACGCCGCGCGCTTCCGCCTGGCCGACGGCTCGAGCGTCTACGCGACCTGTTCGAACGCCGCGGGGTACGAGGGCCAGACCCTGACCTTCACGACGCCGATTCCTGCCGCAACCGTGCCGGCCTCGGGCGATCTCTTCTCGTTCGGCGAGGCGACCATCGAGACTATGCCGTGCATCGTGGCAGGGATCGAAGCGCTCGACGATCTCGCGTGCCGCCTGACCGTCGTCGACGAGGCCGCGGGCGTTCACACCGCCGACACGGGGACGATCCCGGCGTTCGTTTCGCGCGTCTCGCGGAAGGGCGCGCTGTCCGAACCTTCGACCGTCGCGACGCCGGTCACGATCGCGGTGGATCACCTCGTCGAATACGAAAAGGACGCGCCCGCGACGGCGGCGGCTGTCGCGGCGCCCGCGCGTGCCCCGGGTTATCTCGGCGCCTACGCGTTCGCCTCGCTCCCCGCGACCGCGAACGAGGACGACACGGCCCTCGCGTACTCGGCAACTGCGGGCGAGCGCGGAATCTACGCCATGATCGCGGGCGTGTGGACGAAACTCGCGGCGCCATCGGTGGACGTTCTCTCGCGCGCATGGCCGGACATTTCGCGGGCCACTCTTGAAGAAGCCGATGGCGGTTTCGCGGGCGGGCCGTATGGCGTGGCTGCCGATTACTACGGCGCGGGTGTGGCGATATTCGACGTGCTGGCGGCACAAGCGGCATTCATTGCGAAGCTCTTTTCTGAGCAGATC